GCCTTGCGTGCACGGGCGCGGTTTCAAAGGCCTCGTAGAATTCATAGGGAATAATCATACGCAATCAAATCAGGGAACGGGTGATGCCTAAGGGGGGGCGACGGCCGGGGGCCGGCAGAAAGCCTAAAACGGCGCTCGAGCGGGCCGTCACCGGGAACCCCGGGCGTCGTGGGCGGGTGCTGCCAGGGCCCGGGGCCGGTGCGGGGCCGGTCGTGGCCGCGTCGGCGCCGGTTCCGCCCCCGGAGGATCTGACGTCAGAGGAGCGCGCGGTCTGGACGGCGCTGGCGTCCCATGCGCAGGCCGCGCGGACGTTGACGCCGGGGACGGCGCTCGGGTTCCGGGTGCTCTGTCGCAACGTCGTGCTCGAGCAGCGCCTGGCGACGGGGGACGACCGCGGCGGGCCGAACCATCGGGGCATTCTGCAACGCGTGGACGCCGAGCTCGCGCGGTTCTGCCTGGCGCCGTTCGGGAAACCGATCTACGAGGCCGAACCGGTGGCCCCGCCCGTGAACCCGCTCGAGAAGTTCCTGCGACGAGGGTAAAAATGGCCACCCGCCTCGATCCCGTCACGCAGTACGCGACCGACGTGGTCGCGGGGCGGATCGTGGCGGGCCGGCTGGTGGTGCTGGCGTGTCGGCGGCATCTCGACGACCTCGCGCACCAGGCGGACAAGGGGCTGGTCTGGCGGCCAGACGAAGCCCAGCGGGTGATCGACTTCTTCGCCACCGTGCTCTGCCTGCCGGAAGAGACGGCCGCGGAGGAGACGGCCGACGACGAGATCCCGCTCGACGGCTCGCCGTTTCTGCTCTCCCCGCACCAGCAGTTCATCGACGGCTCGCTGATGGGCTGGTACACGACGGCCGGGTTTCGGCGGTTTCGCGACGCCTACGACGAAGAGGCGAAGGGCTCCGGCAAAACCCCGAACGGCGCCGGCCTGATGGTCTATCTGCTCGTCGCCGACGGCGAGCGTGGGTCGCAGGTCTACTTCGCGGCCGTGACCAAGGACCAGGCGAAGCTCTCCTTCGCCGACGCCGAGAAGATGATCCACGCGTCGCCGGCGCTGCGGGACGTGATTCTGCAGACCGTGAACAACTTCGCGGTGCTCGAGACGGGCTCGTTCCTGCGGGCGATCAGTTCCGAGAAGCGCGGCCTGGACGGGAAGCGGGTGCACGGCGCGCACATCGACGAAGAGCACGAGCACCCGACCGACGTCGTGGTCAGTAAGATGCGCCGCGGGACGAAGGGCCGGCGCAACGCGCTCGTGCTCCGGACCACCAACAGCGGGTTCGATCGAACGTCGGTGTGCTGGCACGACCACGAGTACTCGCGCAAGGTGCTCGAGGGCACGATCGTCGACGAGTCGTGGTTCGCCTACGTCTGCGGGTTGGATCCGTGCGAGCGCCACCGGGACGAGGGGAAGGAATTCCCGGTCGACGACTGCCCGGACTGTGACGACTGGCGCACCGAAGGGCCGCACTGGCTGAAGGCGTGTCCGAATCTCGGCGTCTCCGTGTCGTGGCAGTACTACCGGGAGCTGGTGCGCCAGGCGAAGGGGCGCGACGACGCCGTCAGTGATTTGCTGCGCTACAACTTCTGCGTGTGGACGCAGGCCTACAGCCGGGCGATCAGCGTGGCGAAGTGGAACGCGTGTCAGCCGCTGCCGAGCGCGGAGGAGCTCGTCGGCTGTCCGTGTTACGGCGGGCTCGACCTGGGCGAGTCGGACGACTTCTCCGCGTGGGTGCGGATCTGGCTGGTGCCCGATGGGCGCGTGGCGGTGCAGGCGCGGTTCTGGGTGCCGCAGATCGCGCTCGAGCGGCATCCGGAGCGGCCCTATGACGATTGGCAGCGGGCCGGGCTCCTGACGGTGACCGAGGGCGACGTCACCGATTACGCGGCGCTGCGGGAGACGATCCGGGAGGACTGCGCGCACGACGGGGTGGTGGCCATCGCCTACGATCCGCGGTCGGCCACCGAGACCGCCCAGGTGCTCAGCGGCCACGGCATCACGATGATCAACACGACGCAGGGCTGGCCGCTCAATGAAGCCCTGAAGCGGACGCTCGAGCTGATCACGAAGGGCCAGCTCTGTCACGGGCAGAACACGATCCTGTCGTGGATGGCCGCGAACGTCGTGGTGCTCCATGGGCAAAAGAAAGAGCAACGGCTCGCGAAGGAGAAGGCGCCGGACAAGATCGACGGCATCGCGGCGCTGGTGACGGCGGTGGATTGGGCGATCGTGCGGAAACCGATCACGAAGCCGCCGGCGTTTCAGATGCTCGTGCTCGGAGGCAAATGACGAAGCGTCCCGCCGGCCGGCCGCCGCTCGACGCCACGGATCCGAGTGTCCCGGTGACCGTGTCGCTCCCGTCGCAGGAGCTCAAGGTCTACGCCGACGACGCCAAGGGCGAACGCCTCACCGTCCAGGACTGGATCCGCCGCTGCCTGCGCGACGCGCACCGGGAATTAAACCGGAATAAATAGGCGTCTGACCTACCCTGTCACACCCTTGTGGGCACCGTGCACCACCTGGCCCACAGCCTGCTCGAGATCAAGTCCGTCGATGCCGAGCAGCGCATCATCGAAGGCATTGCGTCCACCCCGAATCCCGATCGCAGCGGCGACGTCATGGAGCCGAAGGGCGCGCAGTTTACGCTCCCGATGCCGCTCAAGTTCGAGCACAAGCTCCCGATCGGGGAAGTCTTCGCCGCAAAAGTCAAGGCGGATGGCATCCATATCAAAGCGCGGATCTCCACCGTGGACGCCGACGCCCCGCAGGCGTTAAAGGACCGGCTCGAGGAGGCGTGGCACTCCATCAAGGCCGATCCCCCGTTGGCCCGCGGCTTGAGCATCGGCTGGAATCCGCTGGAAGCCGAGCCGATCAAAGGCACACGGTTTACCCGCTATCTCAAGTGGATCTGGGGCGAGACCAGCGTGGTGAATGTCCCCATGAACACCGACGCCACGATCCTCGTCGTGAAATCGCTCGACCTGGCCGCGTCTGGCCCTCACCTGCCCGGCGTCACGGGAACGTCAACCGTTGTGCGGCTCCAGAAAGCGCCGCCCCGCATGCAGAACAAAAGTTACGCCGAACAGATCGCCGGCTTTGAGGCCAAGCGCGCCGCAAACACCGCGCGCATGGACGAACTCCAGACCAAGGCCAGCACCGAAAACCGCTCCAAGGACGAGGCCGAGAAGGACGAATTCAAGACGCTCGAAGCCGAAGTGGATGCGATCGACGCCGAGCTCGTCGACCTCCGCAAGATGGAAAAGTTCGCGCTCGCGAAAGCCACGGCGATCACGCCCACGCACAGCGCGATTGTCGCGTCCGAGATGCGCGGCGGCAACGTGCCAGTCATCACCGTCAAGGCGAACGTCCCCAAGGGCACCGCGTTCGCGCGGATGTGCATGGCGATGGCCGCCGGCCACGGCGACTCGTACCAGACGCTGCAGTTCGCGAAGCAGTGGAAGGATTCGACCCCGGAAGTCGAGCAGATGGTCGAACACATGTGGCGCACGAAGGCGGCGGTCGCCGTCGGCACGACCACCGACGCCACCTGGGCGGGCCCGCTCGTCGTCACGCAGCCGCTCAACGAGTTCCTCGAGCTGCTCCGGCCGCGGACCCTGCTCGGGCGGATCCCTGGCCTGCGCCAGGTGCCGTTCAACGTCAGCGTCCCGACGCAGACCACCGGCGGGACGTACGGCTGGGTGGGGCAGAACAAGCCGAAGCCGGTGACGAAGGCCGACTACGCGACGGTGACCGTGCCGTTCGCGAAGGCGGCCGGGATCATCGTGATCAGCGAAGAGCTCGCCACCCTCTCGAGCCCGTCGGCCGAGGCCCTGGTGCGCGAGGAAATGATCGCCGGCATGGGCGCGTTTCTGGATCTGCAGTTCCAGGATCCGGCCGTCGCCGTGGCCGCGAACGTCTCGCCGGCGTCGATCACTAACGGCGCCGCCACCGCGGCCGCGACCGGCGTCACCGCCGCGGCGGCGAAGCTCGACCTGGCGGGTCGCGTGGCGGTGTTCGCCGCCGCCAACATCCCGCTCGACGGCTCCGTCTGGCTGATGTCCGACTCGAACGCGTTCGGCCTCTCGATGTCGATGAACGCGCTCGGGCAACCGCTGTTCCCGGGTATGACGGCCCAGGGCGGGACGCTCTTCGGGATGCCGGTCGTCGTCAGCAACAGCCTGAGCACCCGCGTGGTGCTGATGCACGCGCCGTCGATCCTCTACGCGGATGAGGGCGGCGTGCGGATCGACGTCAGCCGGGAAGCGTCGGTCCAGATGGACTCGGCGCCGACCGACACGGTCGACGCGACGACCGTGTACCTGTCGCTCTGGCAGCGCAACCTGATCGGCTTGAAGGCCGAACGCATGATCACCTGGATCCGGGCGCGCTCGGCGGCCGTGACCTACCTCACCGCCGCGGCGTACGTCGGCACGTAACGCCGTGAACCGCTACCTGTATCGCGTGCAGTACGACTACGCGGACGGCATGACCCCGATCGCCGGGGTCACGTCGTCGTACGAGCCGGTCAGTGTGCGCGCGGTCGACCAGGCGGCGGCGCTCGCGGAGGTGACCACGGCGACGGCGCGCTACACGGCGGCGGCCGGCGTCACCCGGACGATCACGTTCACCGGCGTGGCCGCCGATGTCTGAACGACGCCTGGCGATTGGCGGCCCGACGCGCGACCAGGTGCCGGCCGCCTTCGCCGTCGACGTCGCCCAGCTCTACGCGTACACGCGCGAGCGCGGGCCGTGGGGCGCCCACGTCACGATCGGGTTCGTCGCCTCGACCTACATCCACGTCGGCCGGGAGTGGTTTCTCGAGGCGGCGCTCAAGCAAGGCGCGACCGATCTTCTCTGGATCGATACGGACATGTCGTTTCCGCGCGAGGCGGCGGTGCTCCTGGCCATGCACGACACGGCCATCGTCGGCTGCAACTACCCGGTGCGGCAGCCGTCGGGGCTCTTCACGGCGCACGCGGACGGCGCGCGCGTCGTCACCACGGCGTCGTCCACCGGCCTCGAGGCGGTCGACGCGCTCGGGTTCGGCCTGGTGCTGATGCGCGCGGAGGTCGTCGCCGATCTGCCGCGGCCGTGGTTCCGGCACGGGCTCAACGCCGCCGGCGGGGACATCGGCGAGGACATCATGTTCTGCCGGGCGCTGCGCCAGGCGGGACACACGGTCTATCTCGATCACGATCTGTCGAAGGAGCTCGGCCACATTGGGCAGCACACGTACCGCACCGTCGACGTCGAAGGCGTCCCCGTCTGACGACGGGATCGTCGAGCTGAAGCCGCCGCCGGAGTTCGGGTTCAGCGGGACGGCCAAGTTTCTGGCCGTCGAGCAGGCGGCGCTGATCGCGGATCTGCTCGCCCGCGGCTATACCCGGGTGGACCGTGCTCGCGACTGACCTCGACACCACCCAGACGCCGGGCTGGTTCCATCACGGCCCGGAGATCCTGCGGCTCGTCGAGGCGCATCGGCCGAAGGTCTGCGTCGAGCTCGGGACGTGGCTCGGCGCCTCGGCGATCCCGGTGGCGCGGGCGATTCGGCGGTGGGGCGGGACGCTCACCTGCGTCGACACCTGGGCCGGCGATGTGCATCCGACCGCCAACCCGCACCGGCCGGCGGCGCCGTGGATGCTGGTCTCGTGTGCCCGGAACATCCTCGAGGCCGGCGTGGGCGCGAATGTGCGGTTGATTCCCTGCGCGTCCTTCGACGCGGCGACGTGGTTCGACCGCCCGATCGATTACCTCTACATCGACGCCGATCACAGCTACCGCGGCGTCCACGCGGATCTCACCGCGTGGACGCCCTTCGTCACGC